CTAGCGAACTCGCCGGCCAGCTCGCCATATGCGTCGCTTGGCCTGCCGCCGGGCTTGCCCGTATGTTCGGTGTACACCTCCACAAGAGCCGCGCGCGCCTTAGAGGCCGCAAGCTCCTGCCGGCGTGCGTTGAGCTGGCCGGCACGCTGGCTGTCGCCTCTCATAATCCCCGTATTGGGAGCATAACCCGGGAGGAAGTGTCCCTTACTGTCTCTGGGCATGAAGTGAGGATCAACGATAATAGGCCCTGCCGGGGAATTGGAGGTCTGGTCCGTGTCCTCGGTAGGTCTGGGCGCCTGCGTGTCTTCGGTTGCCATAGATGCAGTCTACTCCTATTATGTCTAGTTGTCAAGCCCACAGGGGCAATTGTTCGCCGTCGTCGTCTGGTATCAGCAACTCCTCGTCAAGACCCTTGACGCTGGCAAGTGCAGCCACCAGTGCATCTACCCTTCGCTTGTCTGCCCGCGCACCCTTTGTCCTCTCACCCACAAGCTCCCGAAATAGGGCAAAGTCGCTCTTCTTCTTTGCGCGCAGCGGGTACTTGTCAAACAGCCTCACAATGGCCACAAGATCAGGGTGGCGGTAGAACCGAAGCCAGGCGCCGCCGTTAGACTTGGTTAGCCGACCAAATCCGAGCAGGCGACGTATCTCGGCCAAAATGGGCCAGTCGTCCTCTCTCAGGTGAAGGGTAAACGACAGCGTTATGCCGTTTCCGCTGGGGTATGCAGAGAAACAGCCCTCGCCGTCAGTAAATCCAGCCAGCCAATGTCCGAATTCGTCGTCCATGCGCCCTCCGTCTCCTTTACATTATACACCCGAATCTCTAATCCAACGTTCTAGGTTGTTCTGCTTGACTTCCGCTAGAATGGGAGCATACTCTAATCAGACCTTACCAGGGACTTCTAGCGGAGTCCAAAGCCCAAGATACAGTCTGGGCCACAAGGAGAACGAACATGACCACCAACGCAACGCACACACCAGGACCGTGGAAGGCACAAATCCGCAAGGTCGGCAGCCATGTAACAGGACCCTCCGGGTTCGCAGTCGCCCAAGTGGGCAAGGACGACGACGCCCGCCTGATATCCGCCGCACCCGAACTGCTGGCCGCCGCCCGCTATGCACTCATAACTCTGCGGATGGCTTGCGAGCACTTCCACGAGAAACCGGATGCAATCGGAGAACTTGAGTCTGCCATCAAGAAGGCCGAGGGCACATGACCGCCGTACCCCCACCCACGCTTTGCCCCAACACCAGCAAGGACATCATGTATTGCCCCTGCCAACGATGCGCCGACCACTGGCGCGCATGGGCAAAGGAAGCCGTCAAGCCGACCGTTGAATGGATACTTAGCGATACATCGGAGGACAAGAATTGTACGTTGGCGCCTGAGGGTATCAAATGACACCCTGCATTGACCCCCTGGACTGCGCAATTCGGACCATGCCGTACAAGATTAGAATCGGCAACCGAGTACTGGAGTATGACCCTCTCACAAGACTTACACGAGAGATAACGCGTATTCCCAAACAAGAAGACAAGGGCTGGTACTTAGCTGACGGCCACTATCATTATGGCACTACCGTGGACTTGAAGCAGAGTCCGCACCCATAAGGAGTCTGAGCAACATGACCAACCTCAAGGCCAGCATCCTCCTCTACCTGCTCCTCTGCGTCCAGGCAGCCGACTGGGGCACTACGGTATGGATCATGTCCTTTGGGGGCGTTGAGGCCAACCCCATCATGGCGCCCCTGTTCGCCCTCTCCCCCTGGGTTGCCATCCTGCCCAAGCTTGCCATCGTAGCCGGCGTGACGCTGCTCTACCTGGCCGCCCGCAAGCAAGATAGACCTCTGGTTATGTGGGGCGTCGCCGCATCCGTCCTTGTGTCCATGCCGCCCGTAGTCTGGAACCTGATCCAGCTTTGGAATGCCGGGCTTATCTAGCCCAACGGATGCGAGCTAAACTGCAATGCCGAGGGCGGCATAGGGGCACCCGTCGGCGTGCAACTTGCGCATCTCGAAGTATTCCGCCGTCGATGCCTGGGTACAATTCGGCCAGCAGAATCGGCAGGCGTGTACGTCCCCGTCCCACCAAGCCATTTCCAAAAGACGCATAGCCTCTAGCCGCCTGGCGTTGTCAGTTTCAGCGACTTGTTGGGCGGCGTCGAGCCAATCAGCAAACTTCACAGCATGCACATGAATGTCGGGATCGCCCCGTTCCGAAAGATACTGCCTAAGCAAATCTCTATACCTGCCCATCATTTCTCCTTCGGGCGACCGCCCAACGAGCTAAACTGCGAGCCGCCGTGCCATACAGGCTGGCTTCGGGCAACGATCATCGTAGGTTTGACACCCACAGTCTGGGCATGTCTTCAGGCGGCGCCCGCCGTGTGCGGCCAACTCCAATTCGCAGCCAGCAAGATGCCCGTTCTGGAACCCACACTCGGGGCAAATACTGAAGGCGGCGTCAGTTTCAGCGAGTTGTTGGGCGGCCAAGTCGGCAATCCAAGTGGTCTCGTTCCCGCGCATCATCGCCGTCACAACTATGTCGAAGGCCTCTTTGCATGCCGGGCACGTCATGGACTGCTGAAATCTTACCGGCCTCCAAGCTTCAGCGAGTTGTTGGGCGGCGACATCATCTAACAAGGCCAACAAAGGCAACACCGGTATCAGGGCATTCCGAGAGTGCCGCGCAAGTGCCCTCTCTGCCCGAGTGCGAATGTCATCCAGGCCCTTCTGTGTTACGTACTTCATCGTTCCCTCATTCGGGCGTGGCGACCGTCCAACGGATGTGAGCTAAGCCGCTCGCCGAACCCCATCATTCGTGTCGTTGTCGCCAACAAGAGTCGGCTTCAGCGAGTTGTTATACGGCAGCGCCCCGTGCTTGCGCGCATACCTATACTCGGCGTAATGAGATAGAACCACGTGCTCCCGCACGTCGTCTTCCCATCCCTCAAACCCACAGAGCACACATGAGCCCTTGGTCTGAAGCAGGCCGCCGTGCAGATTCTTAGCAATCCAAGCATCAATCCTCTGTCTGATCCTCATGCCATTCCTCCTGTGCGCTGCCGTATAACGGATGCGAGCTAAGCTGCCGGGCCTTTGGTGGCGAGGTAAGACGCCTTTGACTCGGCATCCCTCAATAGCCCCGCCAGCCGCTTGGTGCGGTCAGCTTCAGCGAGTTGTTCGACGGCGACTTCATCGCGCAGGCGCAGAAACTCCGCCGTGACCCGTTGTATGTCATCGACTCGCAGCGTGGCAACGAGCGCTATGCACCAAATCTTGTCGCGGCTTGCATCTCTAGGATCAATCATCGTTCCCTCCATTCAGGCGTGGCGACCGTCGAACTAGTGATTCGGCGTCAAAATCGACGCATATCTCGCTTCTCGGGCCTACTTTGCAACTTGCTTTGTCGTCGCGTTCGCCCGCCTTCGCAGGGCGTCGTATGCCTCTTGTCCCATTCTCTCAATCACCCACTCGTAGAACAGCGTCGGATTCCCATGCGCCCACAGGTGGCACGCAAAACAGAGAGAGTAAGCGTTGTCTTCGTCCCACCTTACTGATTTGTTCCTGCGGCTGAACACATGGGCACAGTGCAAACCAGCATGTTTTGGCCCATAATACTTGTGACACCTCTCGCAGCCATGCCCGGCCCTGGCACGAATGAAGTCCGAGAACTCGGCGTCCCTCTTGTCGCGCTTCAGCGGTCTATCTCCCTCTGAAGCCAGCGAGGCAAATCCTCAAAGTCCTGATTTGGATCGCGCCACCACTCAATGAGTCTCCACACCAGCCCTGCCGCCTCCGCCAAGTCGTCCTCCGTCTCGGCCAACTGGCGGCGGGCGTCGTCGCGCTCGCGACGCGCCCACCACGCCTCACTCTTCAGGGCCCATCGTTCATATTCATCCATCTTCTCACTCCTTCCCCGCGTCCCGGTGCGGACAATGGTCTGCGAGTTGTCTACATGCGTGAACGCACGGTAGCCCTCAATCTCTGTCCGGTGGTCATCCATCTTTCGCCTCCTGGCGACCGCCCAACGAGCTGAGCTGCCGGGCCTTTGCAGCGGCAACCGCTGAACATGCACAGCTTCTCTATGGGATGGTGCACCGATCTGGGGTGCCCGGCATTGTCAGTTTCAGCGACTTGTTGGGCGGCGGGCTTCTCCTTGAGGGCGGCGCGGGCTTCGTCCAGTCTCATCAGCGCCAATGTCGTCTCCGAGGCGTGGGGCCCAAGGTCGGACTCCAACTCCATGTAGGATTCAGCGGCCTTGCGGAACTTCCCCAGCGCCTCGATGCGGGCCACTAGCCAATCAACCTCCGTCAGCATTACTTCGTATGTGCCCGGCAGGGCCAGGCGATCCTTGATTGTTTGCAGGTTCATGGCTTCTCCTTTGAGGGCGGCACGAAGGGCGTCGAAGTCCTCTTCGGGAACCGCCACCCATCTGCCGATGAACTTCGGGTCATCGTAGATGATGACACTGCGCCTCAATTGTGCCACCTCCTCCAGCGCCTCGATGCGGGCTTCCAAGGCGGATACGGCAGCAACGGCCATCCACTTATGATTGCTCTCCCCAGCTACCTCGGCAGCATTGAAACAGTTTGCGACAAACTCCGCTATCTTTGGTATCATCCTCTACTCCTTCCCTGCGAGGGCGGCAATGTACGCGTCCTTCTCGTCCGCCGTCATGCCCTCATACGGGTTGCAAGCCGGGCCATTCCCCTCGACTTGTTGGGCGGCGAGAGCCTCCGGAGAGCCGCAATACGGGCAGAACGACACGGAATCCTGCATCATCCAGTCTGATGCCTCAGCCTCTTTGCAGGAGGCCACAAACGGGAGGGCCAACACCACATAGCCCATGTCGCAGTTGCCACACACCACAACCGGGAACTCATACGGGATGTGCAATTTCATCGTTGTCATTCGCTCTCCTCACGGGCGTGGCGACCGCCCAACGAGCTGAGCTGCCGGACTCACCACTCGCCAGGCATATCGTCAATGTAGCCCTCATCAATGACGTGTTCAAGCATCTGCTTTGCAATTGAAGGCCGGTCAGCTTCAGCGAGTTGTTCGACGGCGAGGCGTCTGGCAACTCTAAACCCAGCCATAAACCCGACGCGATGCTGATCTCGCCACCCGCGGCGCCCGGCCTGGCGCTTCCACCATTTGTCAAACTCTTCTGTTGCGGGCATTTCGCACTCCAGTTAGTGGCGCCGTTGAACGGATGCGAGCTAAGCTGCCGGGCCTTTGCAGCGGCATCCGCTGAACATGCACAATTTCTCCGTGGGATGATGCAATGATGGGGGGTGCCCACATTGGCAGGCCCGGTCAGCTTCTTGTTGGGCGGCGAGACCGCGGGCATAGCCCGCCTCGAATCCCTTGCGAGAATCAAACTTGTTTGCGTCCTGATCCACCTCGGGACTCAGCCACCACTTCTCGAACTCGCTCATCTCGGGCATTTCCTCGTCTCCTTCGGGCGACCGTCCAACGGATGTGAGCTAAGCCGCTCGGCTAACCCTCTTCGACCTGGAACCGCGCTTGGGCCGAGTCGGCTTCAGCGAGTTGTTAGCCCGCTCACCACGGGCAATGTACCGATACGAAATTCCTTCCTCAAACTTGTAGAGGAAGCATGCGCGCCCGAGACCGTCCACATAGCCAACCTCGGTGGCGTTCTCTGAGACAACGCGGGCAACCTCACCCTTGCTATTGCCAAAGGCGGAGACCAGGAACTCGATTCTGGGAGCGTCAGTCACCTTCGCCATTCAAGACCCTCTCTCGTTGCGGGCTAACTAGTGATTATACGGCCGCTGTGTAAACTTGCGCGCCGAGTGTGCAAATCATGTCACAAGCCAACCGGCAACAAACCCAAGAACGAATGCCGCAATTAGTGCTAGACAGCCCACCATCTCAGTAGTGCCACAGTCTCTCTCTTCGTTTGCCACCAAGTAGTCTGTCACAGCCCCGCCTCCTTATCAAGCCACTCTGAAAACGCAGCCGCCTGTTGGTTCCTACGAATAATCATACTCAGGCGGTGGGCCTCCTGCTTCTTGGACTCGTGCTTCCCGCCCCTCCCAGACCAGGGCTGTGATCCGGCAAACTCGTGCGCCTGCCGCTCCGCTATTCTCATGGCTCGGTAAACAGTCTCGAACGTCACTTCAGCCTCCTCAGGCACAGGCTAACCTCGTACTTCCTGCCATTGCACCTTACCCTCATTCCGACTGGCCACGTTCCCTCTGCCAGATCGGCCTTGAATTCGGCCTTGGAGAATACCCTCCCGGAAGGCCACAAGTCGTTCGTCTCTCTCAGGGTCTCGTAACCCGCCGGCATCTTCGGCCGTCCGCGCCTATTGGCCGCCCGGCAATCACTACAGATGCTTCGATGAACGAGGTTCTTGAGCCGCCTGTCCTTCTCGCAGAACTGCTTTTCTGGTTTGTCCCAGCCACATTGTTTGCAGGTGCGCGTGTTCATAACTAGATTATGCGCCTGTTTCTGGGGTTGTCAAGCCCCTCTTTTAGCGTCTGTTGATGGTGGGCAGTAGGCGCAGTCATTCAAGTCCGCGGCTGAGCTTGGCGCATTCCCTGAACTCTGCCCAGTTGTCTACAATGCGCCTATCCATTGCGCGGTTTAGCCAAGACGGAACAAGCCCGATGGCGGGACCCCCGTGAACGTGCTCCATGTGATACCGCGCCCCGGGATCAAGCGGGCGACCGCGCCAGTCTACACCGGACGCAAACAGCGCTATCACCTCTTCGTATGTGCTGGTACACGGCCTGCCCTTTTCCCGGCAATGGCAGAGGAACTTGTTCGCTCGCCCTCTCGGTGTTCTGTCCCAGACCCGTCTCTTGTCCATTTTCGCCTCGTTCCCCATGCCGTAAGTCTACTCCCGTTTGGTCTTGTGTCAAGGCGGAATCATTTCACCTAGGCATCGTCCCGACGTAGCCTCAAACGGCGCTGGTCTTCGCTTCACTCGCCTCGGCTACGCCGTCCGGTATGCGGCGGCGAAAGTGTCTCAATTGGTTTGCCAGATGTGTGAGCCGGTTTGGTTCGGCGGCATAAGGGCACACGTTTTACCCGGCTGTCCCGCCCTGCGATCTTGTTGACGCGGTTTCGCACCCGCAGATTTGAGACTATAGGGTGTGTCATATCGTCGGAACTTCTGGACAACTACCGACATACTTGCAGACTTGTGTAAAGAGTTCTGTCCTCAAGCCGGCTTGTGTAAGGGCTTCGTATGCTTCTCAACAATGGCTTGCCATCGGACGAACTGCTCTCCCGGTCTTCCGGTTGTCGCGGGATACAAACGAATCCACTTCCGATAAACCTCTACCGGGAAATGGACAATCGGCTTGCCGTTCTTGTCCTTGCAGGTGCGACAGGGCTTGCTAGCGTTCAATGTTGTGGATTGTCATGTAGCGCGCTATCGCGTGTAGAATCTCAACGCAGTCCGCGGTATCCAGCGGGCGGTCGTCGCGGTTGATGGCGCCGAGCGCGGCCTTGAGTTGCTTCGCGGCAACGCCCACCTCTTTCAGTTCTTGGTCTTCGATGACTGTCATGTTGTCCTCTAGTGGTGCGGGGCCGGATTCGAACCGACTGGTCATGCCTAAATGCTTCCCCGTTCGGGCCATTTATACAGCCGCCCGCACCATGAACCCGGAAGTCGCTCATATAGATTACGCCTCATTCTAGGGAAAGTCAAGCCCTGCCCTCCGGGGACTTGCAGCTTCGCGTGCATGTCATGTATCGTTGGGCGACGGCATACACCCACAATCGGCCACATGTCAACCCCCGGCGGCATTTTGCCTACATCTGGCGTCTTGACAGCCTCTGGTTCGGGCTTATGCTGTAGGCAGCTTAGGAGGCTGAAATGAGAGAAATGCAGAAGGCACTCGTACTTCCCAGCGTGAACGAGGAAAGGTTTCTGGCGATTATGTCTGGGGCCGAGGTCGCGCTGGCAGAGGCGACCGAGATGGTGGACATCCTGAATCTTCGGAGTGACGCCGACGCCTACTCAGCCATGTTGGCGGCCAAGGGGGCCGGCCCGTACGCCCAACGGGTCAAGGTCTACCAGTTGAAGTGCGAGCGGAAGGCCGGCGACATTCTCAATGTCTTTCCGGCCGGGGACGGGCCGAAACCGGCTGGCGCGCCCGCCGGATACAAGAATGCGGCCGCCGCGGCAGAAGAGCTTGGCATCACCCGCATGATGCGGCAGTCTTGGCAACGGGAGGCGCGCCTCCCGGACCGCATCTTCTCGGCCTGGGTAAAGGACCTTCTTGAAAACAACATAGAGGTATCCCAGCGCGCTCTTTTGCGCCTTGCCAGGCCAACCGTTGCGCCCTCGCCGCCCGAGAAGCCGCTGACCATTCTTGACCGCTGGGCAGAGACGCTCAAGGAACTCAGCGACATCCTGTATTCCATCGGGACATACCGGACCGCAAAGGAAGCCAAGTTGCACCTGTCCTACGCCAAGCACGCTGTTGCCGGCGTGACCACCATGTTGGCCGACGCCAAGGCGCTGGTGCGCGGCATTCTGGATGCCTACAACGACACGGTGGGCGGAAATCTAAGCATAGCGGGCGAGACGCCCGCGTAGGAGAACCAATGAACGAGGTCCTAGACTTCGACTCTGTGGTGATCTTCGCCGCCGCCGTCCTGAAGACGGACGCGGTGCCGGCGGAGTATGACAGCCTGCCGGAGTGGGTGAGGCAGACGGCAGAGGAACTTGTGGCGACGAGCGTGCGCTGTGGCCCAGGCTGTACTCTGGACGCGAAGCCCTAGCTTCAAGTCCCCGGCAGGGCTGGACGTTCTCAAGGGGTAGATTTTGTTGTGGCACATTTGGGGCTTGACACAGGACAAAAACGGGTTGATACTCGTGAGTGAGCCGTGCGCAGCGAGTAGGCGCTGATGGAAGTCCAGCCACACAGGCGGCCCTGAAGCCTACAGCTAAAGAGGACGCCGGTTGGCACCTGTGAGCCGAACGTGACTTCGGCCGCCCGGCCCAACTTGGAGACAGACATGAAATGTCCAACGTGCGAAGGCGAGGGGAACTGGGTCGAATTGGTCTCTATGGAACTCGGGGGCCCCGTTGTTGCATGCGGGCGATGCCATGAGACCGGCAGGGTGAGTATTTGGAACGTTCTGCGCGAGAAATTGTGGAATATCGCCCCCGAGCGGTTCATGGACTGGTATGTGGACAAGTTCTCTCCATACAGAGAGGGTTGAAATGGAAGAAGAACGTCCCAATCTACGTCCCAGGTTGAACAAAGCCCTGAGAGAGAACGCCGAACTGAGGAAGCGGCTGGAGTGGCTTGACTCCAACTGCGGGTTCTATGTTCGCGAGGGGGGGGAACTTCTTCTGGCTGGCATTGAGTACCGGTGGTTCCCGAAGAGACACAAGACATTGAACGAGGCCATTGACGCTGAATTACTGGTGGCTACCGCCGACTTGAAGCCGGAACAGGACGCATAGGGAGTCTGGGCATGAGGCACACAATCGGAATGGCCCTTCTTGTTGTCGGCGCTGCGGTGTCCCTGATCTGCGTGGCGTACTCGGCAATCAAAGACCACAACTGGTGGCCCGCATTTGGAATGGGCGTTTTCATGTACGCCGCAGCCTTGGCGTGGGCATTCACATAGGGGGAGGGCGCATGGACTACACGCCGGGGACGCTGCGGAAGTTGCCGTATGTTCCTCGCCTGCACGAGGAGGATATCATGGCCCACGCCGATGCGTGGCAGGCCGACCGCAAGAGGCTGCTTCAGTACGGCCAACACCTTCCGGGCTGTATGGAGCCGGGTCTTGTGGACGAAGACTGCGCGTGTGGGTGGAGAGAGGCCCGCATGGCCCTCGCGCCCAGCGATACTTCGCAAGCCAAGTCCCCGGAGGGAAACGAGTGGCCACCGAAACGTCTCGTGATTGACGGGGACAATGATCCGGTTCGAGTTCCATACGAGAACCTGTGTCCCGAATGCAACCGTGTAACCAACGGGCGACGTTGCGCCCACTGCCAAGGAGAATGAAGATGATCGGCACACCGAAGACTCTCAAGGTTCATGTAAGCCGCAAGCTGGGGGACAACGAATTCGGCTCTTACGGCGTGGATGCAGAACTAGAGGTAAGCCTTCCCCCCGACGCCAATCGAGACGAGGCGTTTGACGAGAACGACGCGTGGCTGACCGCGGCGGTAGGGCGGAGCATGGCCGAGAAGAAGGCTTCGATCCAGAAGATGCAGGCAGAGGCGGCCGAGGCAAAGAAGGGGCAGACCGTTGAGGCCGAAGAGGCAGAGACAAAACAAGACAAGCCGAAGGCAGACGCAAAAGAAGGGGAGGAACTGACGTTCAAGTGTGTCAAGTTCACCCTTGCGAAGCTGCCGGACAAGAAGTTCAAGTTGGAGCTGTACCCGGAGATCAAAGACGCGCCAGGCAAGTATCCGACGATCAAGTTCACCGCCGAACGCGAGAAGATGTGGGACATGCTGCATGATGTCGCAGACGACTACGACTTCTCGGACTTGCCCGTTGAGTATGGTTGTGAATTTCTCGTCCACTACGCCATTGGTAGAGAGTTCGAGATCAAGGCCGGAGAACACAAGGGCGAGAAGTCGCACTACAAGGACCTTTTGTCCATCGTTGCCATGTAGTTGGGCGGTCGCCACGCCAGAGAGAGGGAACAGTGGACATCAACATGGCTTTAGTTGACGAGGCTAGGCGCTATCATGGTTTCTGCGGGCACGGGGCAGACTTCGATGTGTGTACGGCGCTTGCCTGCCGTCTAGCGCGGCACATTTTTCTCGCCGCCCAACAAGTCGCTGAAGCTGACCGGGCCTGCCAATGTGGGCACCCCCCATCATTGCATCATCCCACGGAGAAATTGTGCATGTTCAGCGGATGCCGCTGCAAAGGCCCGGCAGCTTAGCTCGCATCCGTTAGGCGCACCCAGAAGGAGAAGGCCAATGACCAAAGAAGAGGCCCTGGCATCAGTCGAGAAGATCAGGGAAGAGGCGGATGACGATGAGGTGGCACATTCGCATGAGGATGGTCTGCGCGCCCAGTTCATTGCGCATGTGGCGGAGATGCCCGGCGAGTTGGGCGAGTTGGCCAAGATTGTTCTCTCAACGGACGAGATTTCGTTCGGCCGCTGGTGCGCCTAACAACTCGCTGGAGCGGACGCCTGTTGGCGAGCCGAGTAGATCGTTAGGGTTCGGGGCGCAGCTTAGCTCCGATCCGTTGGACGGTCGCCCGAAGTTGGAGGTTGAAATGCCCGCACCGTATCTGTCTATAGAGGCAATGGCCGCATGGATTGCTCTGGACCGAGAGAACAATGGTGCCAGCAAGGAGTGGTGGGATTGGGCCGTATCCGCCTATGGTGTCGCCGCCCAACAAGAAGCTGAAGCTGACGTGGCCGTTGGATCGCATCTGAAGCGGGTCCTGGAAGATGACGAGATCGTGGGCGAAGGGGGCTCGTTCCACATGGAGCGCATGGACGACGACCACATTTGGTTCCAGGTGGATAGCATCGCGTTCGACCTCGATGTGAAGAGGGGCAAACTGTTGTGGAGGCCGCAGTGCAATGGGGGCTGGCCCGCTCTGGCTCTCTTGCTGGGCCACGCAGCTTAGCTCCGGTCCGTTATACGCACGGAAGATGAGGGTCAAATGGACAACTTGAAAGCATGGATGTTGGAGGCTGCCGACGAGGAGCCAATCCTGGCAGTCGTGATTGGCGAGATGGGATGGGGCGACTACGGCAGCGATGCTGTGCCCCAGTATCAGGAACAGCGTCGCGGCGAGGTCCTGTCTTGGGACGAGGCCGCCCCGATGATCGACTACGAGTTTAGATCGGGGTATGGCGCGCCGAGATGCAATGCGATTGTGGCGTGGACGGCAAGCAAGGTGATCTCGATTTCGCAGTATGACGGCTCCACGTCGGTGTTCACGCTCCCGCGCAATCCGACCGCACACATGCCCGGCATGCCGGGGGGCTAACGCCCGTGCGTATAACAACTCGCTGAAGCCGACTCGGCCCAAGCGGGGTTCAAAGTCGAAGAAGGTTGGCCACGCAGCTTAGCTCCGGTCCGTTATACGGCTCCACGCAGGAGGTGGAAACATGAAGTACATCAAGGTCTCTCGGAGCGACATGCCCGGCTCCTATACCGATACCCTAAAGGGGGCGGCGAATTGTGTCGAGGGGGAGTTTGACGGAATTGAGGGGGTGCCAGTCGGAACGTCTATCACCCTGACGGTGGTCGAGATGTCCGAGGAGGAATACGCCAAGTTGCCGGAGTTCGATGGTTGGTAGCCGTATAACAACTCGCTGGAGCGGACGCCCGCAGTTGGAGGATGAAATGCCAGCACAAGAAGAGTTCGATTTGGAGTTCTCACGCCGAGGGAATTATGGGACGCCCAAGACGGTCTGCCGGACATGGTATGAGTTGGGATGGTTTGCCTCACGGCGCGCCGCCCAACAAGAAGCTGACCGGTGCCCAGACCGCGGAGAGGAGGCATGGCGCGCAGTGTTGGATTTGTGCGAGCCTCTACGGCCCGACGAGACAGGAATTGGAAGGCTGTTGGGCATTCGTGCGTGGGCGCTTTCGGCGCTTGCAGAACTAGAGCCCGACAAACAGTGTGCCTGCGGTCGAGAGGGTTCGCTAGACCACGAGGACTTCTGCATGCCCAAGGGGATGTGGCCGAGGCATTGGATAACGGGGGGGGCTATAGACCCCGATGCCGCCCCCAAGGAGAAGCCCAATGGCTAACGGACCCCTAAGTGAACGAATGCTTGAGGAAGCCTATGTCGGCGGCGTCGCCGGATGGGACGACATGATTGACGAGGTATCCAAGATGGAGGCCCGCATCGAGGCGCTGGAGGAGGTAGAGGATGCGGCACGCCCCATTTCAGAATGGGCGCATGAACAGTATGAAGTCCGCGGCGTTATGACCGCCGGGGGAACAGCGGAAGATGCCGCTCTAATCGACCTTGTGAAGTATCTCGATCAATGTTTGGCCTCCCTCGCGGGGAGGCCATGAGTGAACTAGAGGCATTCTTCGGGCCGTCAGAGGGAGCCAGTCATATGCCGGATCATGTCCGACGCACCTCCTGGCCGCGTCAGCCGGAACATCTAAGGCGTATCCTGGATGTGTTTCAACAGGAGGCCGGGTTTGAGCCGATTGGCGTCCTGAAACAAACATGGATTGCCGGCGCCAAGGCATGGCACTCTGTATTCGGTGAAAACACCTCTCTATTGATAATGGCCATTGAGTACATGAGACAGAAGGAGTTGATGATTGCCTCTCCGAGGTCGTGTATTACAGTGGCCTTAGAGTTACAACGTAAGGGAGAGGGGCAGAGTAAGGCCGACTACTTCCGCGAATATGCCAAGAAGTTAGACGCTGCCGCGGACTTGGAAGTAGACGAGGAAGACTAAGGAGTCTGGGCGACTATGAACACTCCGGAGCGCGTTGGAAGATGGGCGCTGGGCGACATAGCCGAGAGGAAGCACGATAGGAAGTTGTATCGCGTAGTCGGGTTCATTCTCCACCCGGCGGTTGCGTTTGCCCCGCTAGACGATGGGCCGGAAATGGTTCAAGTTGCCGGATGCCCAAATGAGTTGAACGAATTGGTATGCTATACTCCGTCGCCCAACGATACTTTGGGCGCGGACCAAACGAACAAGTCCCCGGCAGGGGCATAAGGGAGGAGGACGGGGATGACTGAACACCTAACCCCCGAGGACGTTGTGGAAGAAGTCAAGAGGATCGTCTGGGTCAATCCAGACGATTACAGGCAGGCACTGGACCAGTTGGACGACATAGCCGATTTGGTCAAGAAGTGCCGAGTTAATTCTGATGCCCCGAAAGGGGATGGGAAGGAGGAATAGAATGTCTGTAAACCTGTTGAGTGTTGCCGCCGTCACCACCGTCATCTCGCTGATCTTCACGATTCTTGTGCAGTATTTCCCGGTAATCAACGTGAAGTGGGGCGGCCTGCCCAAGGAGACGAAGAAGTATGTCGTCCTGGGCGGGTACATCGTCGTCGGAGCCGTCGTTGCATGGGGAGGCTGTCTTGACCTGCTGGTCAAGTTCATCCCGCAACTTTTGTGTGTCGAGCCGGCCGCGTTCCTGGACTACCTTGGCGGAGTAGTCATCGCCGTTGGTTTGGGCCAGGGCGTGTTTGGTTTGGCGCCAGAAGCCGAGGCCGTCAAGTTCGCAAAATCCTTGCGGTAAGAAAGGAGTCTCGGGCATGTTTGTGGCAGTGTCGGCGCCAAACCCGGCCTGCCAACTGGCGGGGTGGCGTGGTGGCCACGTCGGAGAGTTGCCAACCGAATGCGTAAGGGGCCGAGGGGACACCAACCCCCATCGAGGCTCCCCAGGCTGAGGTCGGTGCCGTCGAAACGGCATGGTGCAATCCGGGCAACGGGGTAGGCCGGGTGGGGAATCCGGCCCCCGCCAATTGGGAGGAATGATGAAAGACGCCATTCGCACAAGACTGCGCCAAGAGATTGAGGCGGTCGGCAAGCAGGCGGAGATAGACCGGGCCTCCTATGTGTCGGCCAAGGAGTTGGCGGACATGCTTGGCCCGAACATCAGGAACACAAACGCCCTATCCGGTATCATCAGCGGCCTTGGCATCAAGACGATAGGCCGCAGGCGATCCGGAGAGCGCAACGCCTGGATGACTGAGGAGCAGGCGAGGCTTGTCATCCGAGAGGTCCTATCACATCCGGCGCGAACTCACACAGGAGACCAAGGGTGATTATCCACAAGTACAAAACGCAGCCCGTCGAGGCCGAGACGCCGTTTCAACTGGCGTCCAATCAGCAAATCCTGCTAATGCCCGTTGGAGATATTCACTACCTGAGCCAGGACTGGCCGCAGAACAAGGTCCTCGATCATTTCAAATGGGGCATGGACAGGGGGGCATACTTCCTGGGAGTTGGGGAGCCGATTGATCTTGCCTCCGCATCTCAAAGGGCCATCATGTCTCCGCTGAGGGATAGCGTCAAGAAGGAATTGAATGGACTAATGACCGACGTGGTCGAGAGGTTTGTGAGGCTGCTGGATTTCACCAGGGGAAGGTGGATTGGCTTCATGGAGGGGGACCACTACTGGATGTTCGAGAACGGGACGACGACTGACCAGATGATTTGCACCTACATGGGGTGCAAGTTCCTTGGGGATGCGTCCTTGATTCGACTCACCTATCCGGAGGCCCCCAGGGCGCACCCGGAGGCAGACTGTATCATCTACGCCCACCACGGCTTCGGATCGTCTAGACTTTCCGGAGGGCAGTTGCACAGAGTTGAGGACCTGCTGAAGTTCATCGACGCCGACATCTACCTTATGGGGCACAGTCACGCAAAGGTCAGCGCGCCGATTGATCGGCAGGCCGTAACCCCCGATGGGGTTCACCACCACAGGACGAAGGTCCTTGCCCGCACCGGGGCATTTATGAAGTCCTATCTATCCAGTGCTCCTCTTGGTCTAGACGAGCCCGCAGTTAGAAGTCGCGCATCCTATGCCGAGAAGGCCGCCTACATGCCCGCGGCAATGGGCGGGTTGTGCTTTGGTATCGGCTACGAGAAGATACCGGGGTCGGCGTATTACAGGCCAACAATCCATTATTCCGTGTAGGAGCGGCGTATGCGAACATTGAGGCAGGGCGAGTCATATCCAATTGACAGGCGGGTGTCTTTGGAAGAGCAGCTAAAGAACATGCACAAGAAGTTCCTGCTGAAGCATGGCAACAAACCAGTATTGGTAGTCTGGCATCCGGGGAAGTACAGGAAGGATACGATAGACCTCCCAGTAGACACGAGCATTCAAGAGGGCACGTTCTGGTTCGAGTGCGCGGAGAAGCAAAAGAAATGAGGGCGCGCGACTGGGTCAGCGCAATCTACGACACCGAGGAGATTCTTGGCCTCTACTGGCGCTGGCCGTTCGTTGACATGGCGGACATGATAGCAACGTGGGACGCCATCAAAGCCTCTCCGGCGTGGCTTGAGTATGCGGGGGAGGGGCCGTGGCCGCTGGAGTTCCACCGAGAGCACAGGTGGCGCGTGGATACCGGAATTCGTCGCATTCGTGGGACTTGGGTGTTCGACGTGGGGGTTGGAATGGCCTGCGGGGGAACCCTGCTCCATGAGGTTGGTCATATTCCTGGATGGAGGCGCAGCAAGCCGCACGGCGACGGCTTCTTGAGGCTGTGGCTTGCTCTATGGAAACAGGAGGCGCGGACTATAACGTGGAACGCTATAGTTGAGCAGCTTCGCAAGGGCGGAGTTCCGGTAGAGGAGTTCGTTTGATCTGGGCGTTGCTGTTCCTCGCGGGCCTCATCAGTGAGGCGCTGGTAACTGCGCAGACGCTTGCCATCCAGAAACGAAAAGCCGCCGGAGCGGCGGTCCTGGCGTTCTTGGGCTGGGGACTGTGGGGGCTGGCCCTCGGAGAGCTAGTCATCAATCGGGCAAACGTTATCCCCTTTGCCCTCGGGGCGGCCATTGGAACGCTGGTTGTGGTTTGGCGGCGAAAAGAATAGCCTCGCAGGGGCGCTTTCTGGCCATTCTGCGGCGTTTTGGGGCAGTTGCCCTAAAGCGCCACGACGAACTTCCATAGCGTCTCTCCCCAGACAACGACCTGCTGGAGATGCGTTAGCAGCAGGAAGCCCCCGACGGCAAGCCATATCTTCCGTTCCTTCTTCCAGTTAGCGTCGCGCTTTGCCAATGCGTCTTTCGTGGCGAAGCAATCCAACTTCTTGTAGACAACGGCCAATGCGCCCCACAACATCGCCCGAGAAAGATTGTCGGGCACCTCGTCGTTGTCCATCTTCTGGCGCACCTCTGCGAACAGGCCGTTGCCGTCTGCCATTCTATCCCCCAATCTCTGGATGGAGTTTCTCAAGTCGAGAGACTCGTTCTTCGATGGTTAGCGGCGGCTTGAAGCCGTCTAGTATCCTGTCGTCAAATGTGTTGAAGTCCTGCGCGCCACTGGCCCACGGATACTTACCCGGATTAGGAATGTCCCCCGCCCACTGCCAGCCGATGACGTTCTCTCGCGGAACACCGGGAGGTAGCGTTCTCGGGCCGGGCCAGTAGGGATTGAAGTTGGCCGGGATGGGTTCCTTGTAGAACAAGTACGCGGCAAAGACGAATTGGTAGTCCTTCGCCCACGAGACATCGCCAATGTTGTCTTTCCACCAGTAGACACCCGTGTAGACGATTGGCCTTCTAAGAAAGTCCTGTTCAATGCCCAACAGGTAGTCGTGGACGTGCGTCCGCTTCTTCGCCAGCGGTATTGTATTGTTCGGCGGCTCGAACGGGTGCTGCTCGATGTCCGCAAACGGAGGCAAGGGAGTGGGTTCTGGTGCGCACTTCTTGAACCACGCCGCCTGTGACGGTGCGGTCGCGGTCATCTTGAGGAAATGGTACGGCCCAAACGGCGCAACAGGAAGACACGCCAGCCTCTTGGACTGGTACGTCTTGTCTTGCATCCCATTTCCCTGCGTGCCCTCGCCGGCCTTGAAATAGAACACAGACTGCCCGCTCTTTACCGCCAGCGCAAAGTCAACCGTTTCGTTGTAGTGGGAGTAGTCTTGGCCTTGAACGGTCATTCCTTCGGCTCTTCCGGCTTCAGCGCAGCCTCTAACTTGGCCATCAGTCTTAATACCGTCTGGTGCGCCTCCTTGCCGCTGACTTGTAACGCATTCAAAGCAGCAAGCAGGTTCACGATGTCTTGTTTGTCGAGGTCTATCATGTGAGACTCCTTAGAATGGGTATATAAGCGTAAAATTAGCGCTCTTGTTCCCGGAGGCCGTCCAGTTGTTAGTTGTGCCAACGCCCTTAGATAACACGCACACCAGGCCAAGCGCGACCGATTGTTGGGTTGTAAGTGAGCAAAGAGCGCCGTTGTCTACCCCCAGTCCAATGCTCTGGAAATTAGTGGAGGTTGGAGCAACTGGCGTTGTGTACGAATGCGTTGCCGACGTACTCGTGCCATCCGCCGATGCGCCTATGACTACGGCGCACATTACCCCGGCCATCATAAACTTGGCGGTAAACGTGGGTGGCGTTGCCCCAAAACCGACAACGGTGGGAACGTAATTGAACCACCCAGGGAACCCCTGCGGGTTCTCGATGTAGCTGTAGTAAGGACTCGTGATTGCCGCATTCGCCAGCGTGTAGTCGCTGCCGCCAGTAACCGTCACGGTTGTATTCGGTGCGCCATACGAGGATGCGGTGACGTAGAAGTATTTTGCTGTCGTCTGCGTCAGCTTGATCTTGGTGCCCTTCTGGTACTTCGCCGTCAAATCAGTCGGCACAGTGAACGTTGTCGCACTCGCATATGTCCACGTCTCGTTGGCGAAGTTCCAGCCGGTGTAATCACTGGCCTGCATGTCGCCTAAGACGGTCAGCGCAGCGTCTCCAGAAACAGGCGACCGCAGGATGCCGACATTGCCAGCCGCCGTCACCTTGAGTCCCCCTGTCCCCCCGCCGGTAATCTGCCCACCGAGAACCAGGCCTCCGCCGGTGACTTCCTTCACGCTCACGTCGTCGAAGTAGGCGATGCCGCCGGCGGCGGTGGGCGCAGACAAGTAAACCTCAAGTTCGGCTGCCCCGGCGGTGGCGGTGAACACTATAGACACTTGGGTGTAGGTTGCCCCCGCTACGCCCGTTGTGTCCCAGGGTCCAGAGGTTATATTTTGGCCGTTGGTTCTGCCATAGAGGGAATAGAACCCGGCATTTGTACCATCGCCCCGTGTCCAAAATGAGACCTGATAGGTCACTCCGGGCGTAATCGGTACGGAGGCTTGCCAGACATATACGGCGTTTGGAAGGCCGCTGCCCGTCAACTTCGCCGCATCTGCTCCCGAGTGAACCAGTGTCGTCTCGTTAGCAAGCGCACCGCCTCCAACAACCTCCGTCCAGTTCGCCCAAATATCCGCCCCACCTCCGCCCGCAGTCTCGAAGCCGGGGTTGGTGAGGAGTTCAGAGCCGAGGTCGTATATCTTTACATCTCCGCCAGCCACCTCTAGCTTCTTGGTGGGCGTCGCCGTGCCAATGCCTATCCGGTCGTTGCCCCCATCTACGAACAGACAGTTGGCATCACCATTGGACTCAACTCGGAAGTCCACATCATTGGACGCCTCGTTGAAGACAATCGCGGCAGGACGGAAGTCCGCTATGGTTCCTGCGGTCGTATCTCCAATCTGGACTGCGCCTAGCCCGGCATCCAGAACCAGCAGACTTGTCGCGGTGTCTCCTTCCATGCGAATGTCGGCATCTGCGCCCGCTTCGTTCAGCACGATACTCGCAGCTCTAAAGTCGGCAATCGCCCCTGCAACTGTCGTCCCGATTTGTACTGCGTCCAGCCCGGCGTCAAGCATCAGCAATCTAGTGGCCGTGTCTCCCCCAAAGATGAAATCAATGTCCGCCGCCCCGGAGTTCCATGTGGCCACCAAGTCGTTGGTGATGTTCAGGAAATACGTTGTAACCCCGCCCCTGCTTTGATACAACTCGAACGCCTTGGCCCCGTCCGACGTTGATGATTGAACATATAGCGTTGTCTGTGGAGTGTAAGTTGCTATCGGTGCGCTTGACGCCTCAAGTAGCGCCGTCCCCACCGTAACTCCGGCCAGGGCATTGCCTCCCATAAGATGTAACTGGGCCTGGCCAACTGCGACCTCGTAGGCATAGGCATCTCCGACCTTGCCAAGACTGGCGTCGTTCCACTTGACGCGGCACGCCGCATCGGTGCCGCCCGTTAGGGTTATGCCATCCGACTTCAGCGCCACCACGCCGCCGCCGAATGTGGCGGCCCCAGTCGTATCGAAGTATCCCTGAGTTGTAGTTCCCCCGCGCACCAATATCTGCCCGGCGCTGGCGTCCCACAGCAGGTTCGCCTTGCCACTGGAGTTGTCCCCAAACAGAATGTCCCCCGCGCCCATTGATTCGGAGTTGTACGTCTGTGCGTTCGAGAAGATGGAGAACGAGGTTGTGGCAGGAGCCGCAATGTTGGAGCCGAAGAACGCATCCCCGTCAGACTGCAAATGGATACGGTCCGTCGTATTCGTAATCAGCAGGCTGCCGCCGGAGACGGTGACGTTTCTGAAGGTCGCAGTCCCGTCGCCCTTCACCTGCCAACCCGTACTTGAGGAGAACACAGTCGAGGATAGCTGGTCGCGAACAACCAGAGAGGTGACGAGTTCTGATCCCCGGAACAGATTTGCAACACCGGAGACGTTCCGCTGCATCGAGTCAAGGGCTTTAGCGAAGGCTTTAGTGTCCTTCTCGCCGCTCTTTTGGACGCCCTCTTTCAGGGCGTCAACGAAGCCTTTACCCAAGGTCGCCACTACCACCTCTTCTCGACTGCCGCCCGTGCGGCGTCTTTGGTGTCTAGTTCTCTGTCGGATATGTGAACGGGTATCTCAATCTCTCCCGCCATCGCCTGCATCAGCCTTGCGTCAGATAGTTTGTCGTGCTCTATCGTCTCTGCCGTCCCGTGGGTGAACTTGTCGTCGGCAAAGATAATGATGATCTTGGCCCCGCCGTGAATTGCGAAGTCGGGTCTTACTTCAGTCAGGTTCCTGATACCCAGATACGACGGCTGGAATTCCACGTTGTTTGCTCCGAACTTCGCCACAAGGGCGCCGTACAGTCTTTCTTCAAGGTCGGAGGCAGGTTCTCCGCGGACCAGCCCAGTAAGAACTTCCTTGTCCGGCTCGGGCTCCAGCCTGTCAAGCGGGCGGTCGGGCCTTGCGGGCCGGATGACTTTCCACTTGAAGGGCTTCTCCTTCTTCTTGGTCATGCCTCACGCAGCACAATATCAGCAACCCCGGTCCACCATGCTTGAACCCGGTTCCACGTAGACCGAACAATCCCCGGCGGCTCCACGATAACTACCTTGTTGTCCATCCTTGAAAGGACGCAGCGCATGGTTACTGGCGTTGTCGCCTCCGCCCACGTTTCCAGTTGGTTGAGAAGGGTATCCGGATTGTGGTCGGGAAGGCCGTTGTACGTCCTGCCGTTGTGCCGAACATCAAAGGTGATGTTGAACTGGTATTTGACTTGGGTTCTGGCAAACGCCTTCAGCACGCTCGCCACCAGCTTCGGTGGAGTTGTGTGTACAGAGGTCAGCATCCGGAAGCGGAAGCGGATGCGCTTCTTCTCGCCCACGCTAACCGAAACGTTCTCCTGGGGACTTGCATCCGCGGTCCCCGCGTTCGTCCAGGACGATGTATCTCCGTCGGAGTCGGTTTGATAGTCCAGCGCAACCGTCGTGTTGGCACTCAGGTTGTCCGCCCGAATGGACATCTCCTTGTAGTACTTATTCAACTCTGCATATCCTGCATCCAGCCAGGAGGTGATGACGTGTCCTTCATGGTTGTACTTGAAGCTGGAGTCGTTGATGGGATTCAGCGTGTCAAGGGGGAAGTCCATGTAGATCAGATCGTCCCCAACGCCCACCCACAGTCTCCCCCTGGAGCCCATGATTGGCTCCCAGTACATGCTCCTGATTTGCTTCCCCGTCTCCCAGGCCCTGAAGATTTCGTGCCATCCCCGGCCGTTCCAAACGACGACGGATGACGTTCCCGAGGGACCCGCGTCGATGGCGGAGATAAGCCACCCGACGATGGGGAGGATGCAGACCTGAGAGCCGGTCCTTCCAGAGGGTAAACCCGCGTCATTCCACGTCCCCATGTCGTCTGTGGTGGAGCCGTAGAACCTCTCCATTGAATGCGACCAAGAGAAGTACAGGAACAGGTTTTGAGACGCAGCGCCAACCCCGTTGTCCCAATCTGGAATTGCCTCTAGCCCAATGCCCAGCTTCGTAACGAGATTGTTGATGACCCAATACACGTTCTTGTGGGTCATCGCCCACACCTTGCCGTCATATACTAGAAGGTTGGTCGGCTTCTCGTATGGCTCCAGATAGCCCGCGGCGGTAAAGTCTGAAACCGCCACTGCGGTCAGTTTGACCGCGGCGTTGCTGAGGGCTACCGTATCTCCCGTAGCAATGACGCGCCACAGCTTCGACCCGCCAGAGGGGTCGGTCTGGGCGCAAATCTTGTCTGCGTATACGTTGTCTGAGGCGGCCACCCAAGCCGAACTGAAGGCGTTTGCGGCCTGAGAGACGTTGTTCTGAGAAATCTTCTGCTTGTCCCCCATCGCAAAGTACACCGTAGAGCCGCAGTCTGCGACTCCGGTGATGGGCTTTGCCAGCCCGTGAGTTCCAATCGAAGTCGTGGTGAGGTGCCAATCCCCCAGAATGACGTACTCGGACGTGTTATCTGGAGTGACGCCCCAGGCGGGGTCTACGGTGACGGAGGTGGTATCGTTGGCCGTGATGGTCCGGTACTGACCTTTGCCCGTCCCGTTGAAGATGAGAGCCGTAGAGCCAATGTATCTACTTGCCGTCCACGACTTTGTAGCGTCCACAATGGTCGTGGAGGCTGACGCATCTGCCACTCCTCTATCGCCAATGCAGTAGAGGGTCGGGGCCGCGTCGCCGGCTGGGTTAAGATAGGCATACGACGCCTCCTTGTGCCGGTAGAACCCCCAGGTTGACTGTGTGTCAGCGGGGCCGTAGACGAAGTAGAGCTTGTGAGTTCCGTTCGTCCACGATGTCCCATCGGCGGACAGTTTGTAGGCGGCATTGGCAGAGACCGTCAGGCCGCCAACTTCCCAGTGGTTCGTGATGTCGTCTGTAGCGGCGCCGTAAATGACGACCCAGTACAGGGTTGCCCCGGTAACAGAAGCCGCCACCGCAAACTTGTACCACAGAGAGGCAATATCCGTTATCGTGCTTGTGGTAACTGTTCCCGAGGCAATAGCGGCATTCGGGGTTCCGGGTGTTCCTGCGTCGCTATACAGGGCCGCCGTCAGGGTACCCGGAGAGCCGACCTTCTTGATCCAGAAGCCCATCTTGGCTCCTGTGTAGGTGTCTCCAGAAGTGCTCTTGTAGTAGGACTGGAACCTGTTCGTCCCATACAGCGCAAGCCAGTTCATGTTTGCGCCGTTCCACAGGCTCATGTCACATAGCTTGTTTCCCGACGCAAACGACCACTGGGGACCCGGAACGGCCATTCCCTCGCGCGTGGTCCACGCGCAGTACGAGTCGTAGAACCTTGTACTATCGCTGAACTCCAACTGTCCTCTACCGCCACTCCAGTCCAGTTGTGCGATGTGGCTGTAGGGCAGGTCGAAGTCGGAGTATTTCCCCCCTCCCTCGGTAACTTTGAGGGACGAGGGCGTGAACGGAATCTCTCTGATGCCCGCCGCGCCGTTGATGGGGCGCAAACCAATGTCCGTCCCTCCGGCGGATAGTTTGACCATGTGGGTCTGGTTCTTGCCAGAGACAGTTACAGTGGTCATCTAATGTCCCCGACGATGAGAAGCCTTGACCTCTGGGGCGGATACCACACGGGAGAAACAGTCTCCAACTTCCCCAGCATCTGCTCGGACTTGGTTAGCATCTGGACCACCGAGGCATCCGATCCCTGAGACCTTCCATGCTGCCACACAAGCATGTGGTAGATGGACTTCCACACAACTAATTCGGGCTGGAAGCCCTCATAGATCACGTCACTGTGCGCGTTGACCGTGGCGTGACGGTCGGCAAACCACACTCTGAGATAGTATCCCGTAGACGGTTGCCTCTTGAGGATGATCTTCCCCGCAGTGTTGGCCGAGGCCGGGACGTACTCCCAGTCATGGATGGTCTCCCAGAGATTGTCGTCCGAGTCGTCGTTGGTCTGAATGTCAACCCTAAACGGGGGCCTGCGCTTCCACGCAACAGAAGCGGAATACTCCGTCTGCCCGGAGGCGGTTTCCAGGGTAGTCGTATCGACTTGAGGGATGTCCCCAAGGCTCATCAGTGCCCTATTCACGGAGCGGATGATCTGCCTAAGTGGATAGTACGAGGTACAGACCCCGTAGATGTCTCCGGCCGCGGGGGCGACGGTGAACCCGCCGGTCGCCACAGAGATAAGCCCAGTTGTAGACCCGGTGTAGTCCGTTACGATGGCGAACTCGCCCTCGGGGGCGCCGCCCAGTCCGGCGGAGTCGCGAGTAATCAGAACCGTCCCGCCGTTCCAGTCATCATCCGACCCGCCGAGAAGCGTATCAATAACGGAGGCCGTTGAGCCTCCGGTTGCGACACCCTCGTTGAGCTGCCCCAACTCCGTAAGAGCATCGCGTACAGCGTTACCTAAAGTGAACGCCATTGGCTACTCCTTGATTTTCTTCGGGCGGCCGCGCTTTTTCTTCGGCGCCTCTTTGGCTTCAGCTTTGGCCTCAGCAGGAACTTCGGGCTCACGCACCGCTTCTCCATCCTGAACCTCTACGACCTCGAAGCACGGCATTCCGCCGTCACGGTTCATGCGGGTAATGAAGTCCCCGTCAACCCACCGCCTCTCTCCCGGCCTCGCGTGAGGCCACAGGTTGCTGTGGTATCCGCGGATGCACTTCAACAGTATCTTGGCCACTACCACTCGCTTCCGTCCCCGTCGCGGCCCGTCTTCTTGATGGACGGCGATTGGAACTTGCCGCCCCAGACGACGGCCATTCCTGCCGCGGGGGCCCTCTCAAGCCTTGTGCCGTCTACCGGGCACTCCAGTTTCAATGTGTCTCGCCACTCAGCCCTGACGTTAATCTCGTGTGTGTGCCCACATTTCGGGCAGGAGTAGTCGTAGCGAGGCATTACGGGGCTCCGACGTTACTAAGCCAGACGTAGCCAATCGCCCCCGTCCCGGTGATGTCAACGTAGAGGCCGATAGAGGGGAATGAGATTCCTCCCAACTCTGCGAAGTTCACGAAGCACCCCTGGTTGGCGACGGTGTTCATCTCAAAGATGTTTGTCGCCAGTCCGTCGGCGTCGTCAGTAAATTGCATGGACGACGCGTCCGATCCGGCGAACAGATACGCCGCGTACAGAATACACGGGTCGTTGCCAACAATGGCATCCGCCGTAATTCGTACAAGACAACCCTGCGGAAGAGACATGGAACCTCCTATGCGTACCAGACGCAGGCAACGCCACCCGCGCCGGTCAGGTCAACGTAACAGGCGGTCGAGAAGTAGACGCCGCCCAGTTCTCGGAAGTCGATGAAGTGCGACTGCCCGATGATCGTATTGCACTCGAACATGTGCGTTCCCGTTGCGTCAACGGCGTTGTGGAACTCCGCCTTTGTGGCAGCCGCCCCCCCATACAGCAGAATGGCCATGACGTTGCACGGGCTCGTCCCATTTACCTGCCCGTCGGCTGCAACTCTCTTGAATGCGTACTGGTTTAGGCTTTTCATGCAAGGGCTACTCCCGCGTGCGCGCACGCAATATCCCAGTCGATCAGAACCTCGAAGCCCGCCCCAATAACTTTGCGGCAAATCTCAAGGTCCTCTCCCAGATAGAGGCTGTAGGGTCTTTCCCCCACCGCCTCCGCAACTTCTCGGCTCATCAGCCAGCACCCCGCCCCCGCACCCCCGACGCTCTCCAGCCCCTTGCCCGGCACCCGTCTAAGTCGATACTGGTGGATTCCCTTCGCGTCGAGTTCGTGATAGTCGTACACGCACGGGAAATACGGTTCCGCCTTGATCCTGTACCATCCCCCAACCATTGGCTTCTTGTGCGCCAAGAGTCTGTCCAAGAAGTCGGGAGGAGGAAGAACGTCGCTGTCCAGCATCACCAACCACTCGGAACTTGTCTTTAGGAAGTTCTCGTGGAGGGTGTTCCTGGCATCAAGAATGTACGTCGCCTGGGTTGTGCATATGTTGTCCCACGGCATCATGGGAAGCCTTAGCATGTTGACAACCCACTTGGAGAAGATCACCTCGTCCAACGGAAAGGCCCACGTCACGGCCATTCTCCGCAGCTTAACAACCTGCGTGTTGTGGATCGTCTCTCCGGTAACATCCTTGGTGATGTGCTGTGAGTCTTTAGGGGCCAACTCTGCTAGTTTGTTGGCAAATGCCGCGCTTGATCCGCCGTGTCGTTTCCTCGTCACAAAACGCTCTCCAGGGATACCCTCGGATACACCTCTAGACTTCCGCCAGAGGCATTCAGAACCTCTACTCCCAACTTCTCGCAACTCCTCTTGGCGTTCTCGTGCGCCCGTATCAGAGTCCGATTGAAGCGGTCGTACTCCTCTGGCGTACATATCCTCTGGCAGTAGGCGGGGTCGAAGTGGTTAGTATCCTCTTCTCCTCTGGGGCCGTACAGGTCGCATCCGAGGAGGACGATCTGCTTTGCCCCAAGTAGAACTGCCTTCTGCATCGCTATGAACAATCCTCCTCCAAACCTACAGTACGTCGGGAGGTGCCACTCTTCCGGAATACCCGTCTGTTCGACGTTCATGTGGTCGTGCGCGTCGCACCTTTGGAAATACTCCACGTTGTCCCTGGTTCGGTGCGGCTCAAAGGCGCTTGCGAAGTCGCTCCTAACCAGGAACTTGCAGTCTTCCGCGAGTATCTCGTCCAGCGGCCACTCGTCTTTCGTGTTGTGGTCCGCCATGATCCAGTACGTTGGCCGCCAGTTAGTAGTCGGGAACAACAAGTGGATGCGGTTTGTCGCACACGCAATACCAGTCAAGTTGTCAAGGTTCACGTGGGCCAGTGACGGCCCATTGCCAAGAACAAAGACGCGCATGGATACTCCGGCGGGGGGATGCGGACCACAAAGGCCCGTCCCCCCGCCTCGGCTATTCTATTGGTCGATCCACGACAACCGGATGCGGTACGTGCCCGCTTCCGTTGCCGCGTATCCGGCGTGAGAGAAGAACATCGTTGACCCTGACGCTACCGAAGTAGATGCAAGAGTGAGCGACGTAACAGCCCCCAGCGCTTTGCTTACTGCCATGTTGACGGAGGCGACGTACTGCCCCCCGTCCGCCGCGGTTCCGAGGGCAAACGTTGCCTCGGCTGCCCCTGATGTGTCGGTGGCTTCACCGTAGATCAGGTCGGCGCTCAAGAGCGTTGCCGCCCTCGACCAGTACCAACAGTCATAGTCCTTGACCCCGGCCCCGTTGTCGCCATTGAAGACCTTGCTGTAGTCGGCTTTCACTCCGCCACAGTAGGCCCAGTCGGCAACGGCGTCGTTGTCTTGGACCTTGACCCAGGCACAGTAACTCGTCTGGTCCGTACTGACCCATATCGAACCCAGCGGCATGTCCGTCCACGGCTTGAGGGTACCCGCCGGGGTACCCTCTCCATAGAGGACCCCTGGGATGGTTTGAGTCCCGCCTCCAGAAATAGGCGACAGCACCGCCCCTCCCTGGATTTGGGGGCTCGAAGCCAGCAGCAGTTGGGCTTTGGTAGATGTGGCCATGTGCCCTCCTACTGCTCGATATAGGTGATTTGCACCCTATACTGCCCCGCCTCAGTTGCGGCGATACCAGTATGTCGACAGAACAACTTGCCCCCAGCCGCCACAACCCCCGTTACGAGGGCGAACGTCTGGGTATCCCCGATGGCCTTACTCCCTACGAGCGCCGTGGCCCCCACGTGCTCTGCACCGGCGGCAGCAGACCCGATCTTGAAATTTGCCTCCGCAGCACCCGAGGCATCCGTGGCCTCGGTATAGACGCCGACGACGCTCAAGAGCGTTGCCGCCCTCGGGAAGTAGAACACATCGTCATCTGCCGTCCCCGCGCCGTTGTCGATGTTGTAGACCTTGGTCGCCAAAGTCTGGATGCCACTGAGGAGTGCCCAGTCTGCAACCGCGCTATTGGCCGCAACCTTGATCCACGCGGCGACATTGGTCTGATCGGTCGAGACGAAGATGCTTCCCTTTTCCTCCGTTGACCAGGGGGCTATTGTTCCAGCCGGAGTCCCCGCGCCATAAAGCACGCGGGGCTTCCGAATGGCCATTCCCCCTGCCGGGAGTGCGGGTTTTACGAGGTCCCAACACACTGTACTTGCAGCCATGTCAGCCTCCTACGCCGTGGTCAGGAAGGTGTTTACGTTGCTGTGAGCCTTCTCAAAAGCCACGACTAGACCGTACTCTCCGACAACCTCACCATACCCACCGGGGGCCGAGTCACCAAGCTTGCCGAGTTCCTCATAGAAGAAGTCGTCAATCGTGATGAACCCAACGTACCGACGGTCGATGAGCCACAGGAAGTTCGTCGGGCAGTGGCGGTCCACAACCACGTCGATTTCCCCGCCAGCAATGGGATTAATCATCTTGTCGATGACAATTCCACCGCGGGTCTCGTCGCGCTCGGTGCGGACGTAGCCATCGAAGAAGCTGCCGATCTTGCGCTTCGCCCAGGAGTTGCACAGGATCAAGTCCGGTGAACCCCCGGCGTCAAAGCACTGTTGAACCTCGTCCTCGATCATCTTCTGCGTCAGAGCCGCCGAAGAGGCCGAAGACGGGTTCGTGGTGACGAAGGCTGCCAGCCCGCCAAGAGAACGCGGGGTCGAGGTCGTGCCAACCGCGCGCTGCCCGTGGTAGAGGCTGAGGTTCAGCTTCATGAGCAACTCGTCCATGGCCTTGTCGATCTCGCGCTCCACAACGCCCGAAATCCCGTACTGCGGGATCAGGGCGTTCGTGCGGGAAACGTTGATCGGCTTCTGAAGGATGGCCGAGTAGTTGTATCCGGTCGTCGGCTCGGTGAAGCCGTTGTTCGTGCCAACGGCCGCACCTTCCAGGCGCGAGTTGTACCGGATGTACACGGTGGACGTTGAGGCGTGGGTCGCCTGCGTCCCGCCAAAGTCACGGGTAACGGTCAGCGTGTTCGTGCTGATGGCCGAAACCCACATGTACTCCGAGTCAATCTGGATCACGTCACCGATATTGAACTTCGTTCCGTCCGTCATCGCGATTGTGGTCGTGGTCGTAACGGAGGTCAGATTCACATCGGCAGCGGTGTCCGAGCGCAAGAGGTAAGTGTCCTCAAGCCACTCGTAGGACCGACCCGGAGTGTTTACGAACGAGAACTTGCTTTCATTGTGCAGCCCCAGAGCATTCAGGCCCGCGATACTCATCGGGTCGGCTAGAATGATCCGGTCTGTCACCATCCGCTTCTGCGGAAGCGTGGCAGAGTATGACTGCTGGATTCCTTGCCCGGCCATTATTGTCTCCTAGCCGCTAGGCCAGATTGATGCCGTCAACGTCCACACCAAGTTTCTTGTACTTCTCTTTGATGGGACGCCCGAAAGCAGCGCCCTTGCCTCGCGCGGCTTGCATTTCTGCTATGTACTTCTTTTCGGCGTCGGGACGGGCGGCTACTCGCCCGCCCTCCACAACCACCGCTCCGGTCGGCTCGGCCTCCTGTCGGTCCAGCTTACCTCGACGTTGTTCAACGAGGTCGTCCACGTCGTCGTAAAAAGCGTCCTCGTCAACCCCTTGGGGATTAGAGTGCTTGTTCACGATGGCGAGGTAGTCCGGGTCCTTGAAGGAAACGCCCGCCGATGATAGAAGGCGTCGGACATAACGCGTCATTCGTTTCTCCGAGGCTGGCGACCCGCTGCGATCTACCGGCTTTGAAGATTGACCGTCCAGGATTTCATCGACACGCATCTCCCTGATAGCTTTGTCCTCGTCCCCCTGGTACTTGTCCAGGTAGGTCTTGAACTTCTTCAGGGTGCCGGGGTCAATCCCCTCAAGGGCTTGAAAACGCTTGTCCTTGGTGGACTTGATCCCTGCGTCGATTAGGTCCGGCAACCTTTTGAGTTGCTGGTCCAACTGGTCCAGTCGCTTTACGAGTTCTGCGTCCTGGCTGACCTTGGCCGAACCCTGCTCCGGTGAGCCGCCAGAAGTACCGGGGAGCAGCAACTCCCCATCCTCCTGCTCGCCCGCCGGAACGGCATCCCGCTCCAGCTCAGTCATGTTCGTTTGCCTCCTCTGTTATGTATAGTCTGACCTATAGAGTAGCACTAAACCGCGCTACTGTCAAGTCCTAACGCGGCACGGATTGCGCCGCCAGCTCCAGGACTACGTACTTGTCTAACCCCATGTCCTTGGAGATGTCGTATATGGCGTCCATTGCCACCTTGGGAAGCGGGTCGTCGTTCAAGGCGTAGTCGGCCACCAGATTGGCCAGGTTCTCCCCCATGACGCCCTGCCACTCCTGCCAACTCAGCATCGGAAGGCCGGGCTTGCCCTGCTCCACACCCTGCACGAGGGATTCCTGGCCCGTAGAGGCGGGGAGGGCCTCTGTCAACTCCGCCCGGCCCTGGTTGATCTTGGTGCCGAACTCCACTATCTTCTCGGCCACCTGTGCCCTGGTCAGCCCCATCGACTTCCAGTACAACTCGATCTGCCCAAGGCTCCCGTAGTAGGCATTCAGAATTGGAGTCATCTGCACATAGTTGGCCTTGAAGTCCAGGGCTTGCGAAATGTTGGGGTCCTGGGCAAGCATTCTATTGGCGGCGGTCTTGTCGTCGTCTCGGATGGAGTAGTACGCATCCACCCGGCCCATGATGTCCTTCCCCCACGACTGTTCCATGAGGGCGTACATCTGACTGTTTGCCGCCTTGGCCTTGTTCCACTCCGCCCTGGTCGCGTTATCCGGAAGGGAGACCATCGCCCCAATGTCTATCATGGCGGCGTTGAATCTGGTCCTGTCCGTCTCGGCCCACTTGGACATATCCCCCTTGTCGGCGTAGAACTTGTTTACCAAGTCCCTGCTTCCGCCGGCCCAGATAACGTAGTCATCTGATTGCCCCGGAGGAATTCTAGAGAGGACGTTGTAGGCGTAGGTTGCGTCCCGCTCTTTGCCGGCCTTCTTGGCCAATAGAAGAGCATCCATGAACGGGTATTCTTTGCGGAGGTTGTCCATCGACTGCCGGAACTTGTCCGGAGACATATTCGGTCTCATGGTCCACAGGGCATTGTAGTCCCCGTAGAACTGGTCGATGGTCATGTCTGAACGAGTTCGCATCTTGAAGCCTGCGCCGAACAAGAACGAACTCAACTGCCCCGGATACCGCTCATTGATTGCCCGCATTCTGGCGGCGTCCCACACCGGCCCCGTCTGAGTTCGTGCAGCCTCAATGGCCATCTGCTCAAGTTGCGGGTCCTCTTCAACCATCGCACCCAATGCTCTACCAACCCTCCCCCTCTCGTAGGGGTCAATCCCCCCAGAGAACAGGTTGGTGAACGGGTCTAACTCAACGGGCTTCCCGGTGATCTTGGAGATGGTCTGACTAACCAATGCCGACTGGGGAACGAGCCTCCCGGCCCACCTTGCGGACGCCTCCTTGTCCTTGTTGTACAACCCCACCGCAATGGCCACACTAATGGGCGTCCAGATAGACGGCCCGAACTTCCCTAGTCCGTCCATCATGCTTGTGAACCAGTCCACCCTCTTCGCCGGATCGTTGAAGTCAATCCCCGTCAGCCCGTTCATCGGGTTTAGAGTCTGCTCAAGGTTGAAGAACAGCGGGTGCTCAGTCTGAATTCCAAGGAGTTCATCAGACGAGATGTTGTATCTCCACCACTCCGGCATGTCGGAGTGTTCCTTCGCCAACGTATCTCTGTAGCGGGCGTAATTCGCAATGATGCTCGGGGAGGCGACAATCCTCTTCAGCCAGTTGGCGTAGGTCCTCGTGTACCAGAAGTGGTACGGGAAGATGTATCCCAAGGCGTGGTCGAACCCGTATCGCTCCCCGTAGTTATGTAGAGCAAAGTCGCGGTCCATCACCCCGACACGATCTGCAACCAGTCGGGCCTCAGCAACTCTCTCGTCTGCAACCTTCTCCCACGCCCTAAGCGCGTCTTCGGCGGCGGGGTCAGAGATTACAGGAATTCTCCTCTCGCCATTCTCCCCAATGGACGCGATGGTCCGCTCAATCAGGTCTTGCGTTCCGGGTTGCCCCTCGTGTAGTGCCCTTGCGAATGTCGGGGCCGTTCCATCTGCCAATGGAGGAATGACTTGGCGAAGAGACTTGGCGCCTGGGGCTGGAGTTCCCGCCGGGAGCCAGCCGGCCTCGGCGTCGAACTTGGTGTACTTGTAAGCCTCTTCCTCGATCTTCTGCCCTCGGGCGAGGTCTTCGGTTATTGCCGCCTCGCGCCCTACGGCATAGTCTCCCTCTGAGACGTAGCGCACTCTAACCTTGCTGGCGTCACCCCTGGCCCTAGTCAGGGCCTCTCCATAAAGGTCCGTGGCCCACCCGCTGGAGCCAACGTCGCCCTCCATCGGGGCATTGTAGACGGCCCTGAGTCCGGCCGACCTAGCAGACGCCTCATTGGCGGCAACCATTTTGAACATGTCTCCGCCGACGGCGGCTCTATTGCGGAGCGCCCGCTCCGCCACGTCAAGCGGAACGTCCTCTAGTTTAGAGAACTGCTCAACTCCTTCTGGAAGGTTCTCGTTGATGGCCAGGAGAAGATGACTCGGCGTTCGGATGTCGTCGGTCAATCCGGTTGCTCGCCAGGCGTACATCTTTCCGCCCCTCAGGACGGCGGCGCGGGACATATCCCTGGCGTATTCGACTGACTGCGTAACCCTCGTGAGGTCTTCGGGGTCAACGACTATCCCAAAGGCCTGGAGTTCTTCGTTCATGTCAACGTAGCCTTGGAATAGCAGGTCTCGCGCCCCGTCGTGGGCAATGTAGCTCTCGTCCTGAAGTACCTCAAACGCCGCGTCCCTGAATGTCTGTCGGGTCAGGTTTGCCGGAGGAGGCCCCTGTAATCCGGCCTTCGTCCACATCTCTGTCAACTGGTCCGGGCTGAATACCCTCCTCGGATTATCCGTAAGCTCAAGGACGGACTGAATTCCGGCGGCTCGTTCTGCCCTGGCAGCCTTGAATGCCGTCCACCCGCTCCCCTCTCCCCTGCCAAGGAAGCGGTACTTCTGGACAATCTGCTGAACCTGCTGGTGTAATGCGGGGTCAACTCTAGACGCCTCGTATGCCCTCTCAAGAACGCGTTCAGAACTCGACTGGATTTCCCCGACGGAGTTCTCGTTGCCAACCATCATGTCGTCAATGGCGGCGTGTCTTGCGTCGCTGTTGGCCAGTCTTCCCAGGAGTCCGGATTCGGGCGCGGCGGCATGTTCCGCCGTTATGGTTGCATGGTCGAAGGCAACTCTCGCGGCCTGTTTGTTGTACTGCTCTAGAATGTCCCTTACGGCAACCTGCGCCTCGGCGGGAGACGGGGACCGCGCAATGGCGTCCTCAAGCGCCCCCCGTAAACCAATTTGCTCCCATGCCTTGATGTCCTCTGCCCCGAGAAGGTCGGGCAGGGTCTTCCACGCCTCTCTCGATCCGGTTGAAATGGACTCTCGTAATGCCGCAGCGGCAGCCTTGACGTTGCCCTTGTTCTCGATGACGAGGTTCACCAAATGTCTTGCGGTGTCCTCGCTCATCCCCGCTTTGATAAGCAGCTCGATCTCCGGAAGTGCCCTTCCGGGGACGAGCATCTTGCGCATCGTTCTCTCAACTGAGCGCCCCCAGATAGACTTGGACGCGTTGGTCTCGAACAGTTGCGACAGTCTTTGCGCCGGGCGGTCCACCAACTTCCGAAGCCAACTGGTTGTTTCTTCCACGGGCTTTACGGCCCCGCCAGCCATCGTAATGCCCTGCCTTGACCTGGCTCCGGCAAATCCCCCGGTCCACTCAACGCCTCTCTGGAACGCCTGCTCCGGGTGGAAGATGTCGTTTAGGGAACCGGCGCCCTCGTCAAACAGAATGTGAACGGCGTTCTGGATGCCGTTTCGCATGGCGTATCCGGGAGAGTAGCCCATGTACATCGCGGACAGAACGGAATTCACCGGGCGGTAGAACTTGCTCTGCATGAGCTTGTCGGCAAGAAGGATGTTCCTCTGCGCGCCCTTCGGGGCCATCGCCGCAAGTCTCGCGAGGTCGTCTGGGACGATCTTGCCCTCAAGGGCGAGCCTCTCGACTTTCTGGGCCGCCTCGATGGCGTCCGTCATGGACGGCATGGACTTGGCCAACGCGGGCTCTAGTTGCCTTCCTGCCCACAGCGCAACAGCGGCGGGGTCGGTTGACTTGGTGGCCTCAAGCAGGCCCTCCATGAACCTGGCCCCGTCGATGGCCCCATCTTTCCCCGCCATAACGTGATACAACATGGCGGCCGTGTCTCTGCCCGCCTGAGACAACAACGGTCTAGGAGACTTGAACGCCGACAGCATGTGGGCCAATCCCTCGGCCCTTACCACCGCATTCGGAGAGGCGGACTTCGCCATCGCCTCCAATACGCCAACAATCTCATCTGCGTTCTTGGGGTGGTTCACCGAGCCGGAAATCCACCCGATGAGTTCCCCCATCATATCCCCGGCAATATTCCTTCGGGTCTGGGCGGTCATGCGGAACAACGATCCGGAGAACCCGCCCTTCGCCGCTTGCTCCGCCCTCTTTGCGGTTGAGGTGGCGTCAATTGCAACCTGAAGGGCATCTAGTTTCGCCACTAAAGGAGCGGTGTCTCCGCCAGCCTCGGCAACCTTTCGTATATCGTCAATTAGGGGGATAACGTCGTCAGAGACCTTTGTGAACATCTGGGCCGCGTCAAGTCCGTGCTCCGTGGCCGCGACGGCCCGATGGCCCATGCCGATAATGTTGAGGGGATCAACAATGGCCTGCCCAATTGCCTCAACAACCGGGTTCTGAAGTTCAAGGTTCAGCAGGTCCGGGTTCTCGCCAGCCCTTGCCCTACGGATGAACTCCTCCCGGATCATGGGCTCCATCATGGCGGTATATTCTATGCTGCTCGCGGCGCTCTGAAGCTGATGCTCGTCGGCCTTCTCTCGCCACGTTCCTGGTTTCAGCATAAGGCGAATGGTGTTGTATGCCAGAACCGGATTCCACGTTAGAACAAGGTCCTTGGCGACATTCCCCGCCCGGTTGGCAGTATTCTCCAGCCACGACGCGCCGGTCTGGGCCTGCCCCGGAAGGGCAACCCTGTCAATCCTGGTCCCACCAGGAACACCAAGAGCGCCAGACGGGGCCGATCTCACCTCTCCTTGGGCCGGGCCAAATCCGCCAAGTTCTCCAGGCGCACCCGCGGCTGCCTCTTGAATGGCCCTGCCACTACCGACGCCCCTCTCGGCAACCTTGGCCGGGGCCACGACTCCTGGCATAAGAATGTTCTTTGCAAAAACACCCGGAGCCGACCCCATCGCTCGGACAAGGGCCATAACCGGGTTGGTGTCCGACGGAATCTTTGCGGCCGCAACCCTCATGTCGTTGACTAGCTTCTTCGCCCATCCCTCGACCCCGCTACCAAAGTACGGGTTTCCGTTCGGGTCCCACGACTCCGCTCCTTGAGGAAGTTGTTCCCCGTTCCTTCCGAGTGCCTCGGTCTTGTAGTTCCACTCCTGCTGACTTCTTGGGAGCAGGGGATTGTCCTCCTCGACTGGAGGCGCCCACTGCTCGCGCTGATGATTGACAGCCTCTTTGGCGGCGTACTTGTTCGCAGCCTCAAGGGCAAACTGCGACATGCCCCTGGTGTTCCCAGACGCAAAGTCGGCCTGGAACTTCTTGACCATCGACGGGTCAAGAGTTGTTAGGGGCCTGGTTTGTTTGGCCTTCGTATCGGGAAGTGTCATGTCCCGATTCTCCAATTCAAAAGGTCGGAGGCGCCGTAGCCGTAGGTCGATCTGCTGGGGGAATATCCCCCGCCACCGCCCCCTCCGCCCCCGCCTTCGCCGCCTGTGCCGGCGCCAGAGCCTCCCCCACCAACCAGATACCAACTTCCGTCAGCGCCCTGCTGATACCCCATTGAAGCGAGGTTCTGGTCGCTCAACTGACCTTGAGACACGGCAATCATGTTTGGTGTTACCTGCCCCATCAGACTTCCGGAGTTGAACACGTCCATGTATCTCAGGTAGGCGTTGTAGTCTGCCATTGTGATACTCTTCGGAACGCCGTTCCACCCTGGAGGAAGGGCACTCGGAGGTTGGTAGAACTGCTCCGCCTTCGGCTCTGATCCAGTGAACGCCCCCGGTTGTGTCCCCGCCGTAGACGGAGGTTGATAGAACTGCGCGGCCTTGGGTTCCGCCCCGGTAAAGGAACCCGGCTGCGAACCAGGCGCGGGGGTTACACTCGCAGTCCCCGTGGCGCCCGCAAGCCCGGGCGCGCTTGGCCTAGGAGCCGAGATGGCCGATATTCCACCGAACCCCGTAGGAAGGTTTGACTTCGCTGGCGTTACCGATGCGCTGCCAGTAACCCCAGAGAACGCACTGTTGTAGGCTGGCATGGCGTTAACTGATTGGAGGGATGTCTGTACCGTCGATGGCATCTGGTTGATCGACCGTAGTGATGTCTGTACTGGCGCTGGCCCGCCGGCGATACTTCGGTTCTGCCCGGCCGCTAGTGATGCCAACTGGGACGACAGCGACGCCCCAGGCATTTGGTTTATGCCTTGAAGCGAGGTCTGAACGGGAATCACAGGGGCAACCGGAACAGCCGGAGAAACCTTGTTATCGGCCCCCCAGTTCTGGGATGCGGCCGACTTCCTGATGTCGATTTTGTGCGACGCCGCATATGCGTAGTCTGCCGCGCTGGCCCCGGCGGCCATCCGGAACCCCTGCTTCTTCGCGGCCGCGGCCTCTGCGGCGGTAGGAACATACGGCTTCGTGGTCTTCTTGGCCATCATTTGCCTCCGTATGTCGGCGGGGGCTGTTGCTGTTGCTGCGCCCTCTTGCCGAGCTTGTCCTGTAGCCACTTGCGATACAGGTCAAGAACGTAGAGCTTTGACTCCACCCGCTTGATGTCCGTATCCCTTGAGGTTGTCATACCGGCATCTCCGCAGAGTTTCCAGCGCGTGTCTCCCCGGTCTGTTGCTCCATGATGTTGGCGTTGGGGTTCATCTGCGCCGGAGGGGTACCGCCCATGGCCGGGTTCATACCCATCCCCTCGGCTCCCTGCATACCAGGCGTTCCAGTTGCCGGAGGGGCGCCCATCGCCCCGGAGACTTCGGGGGCCATTCCCTGCTGCTGTTGCATGGCCTGTTGGAGCATCCCCTGCGCCATTTGAGCAGCCAACTGTTGGAGTTCTCCAGAGGCTTCGGCTTGAATCTTGGTGACGATGCCCTGGAGTTCAGCCATGTCGAACTGCTCTCGCATCCAGTCGTCCTTGAGACCTTCTGGGTCGGAGTATCCGAGTTCCTCGTACACCTTCCGCAGAGGAACGTTGGCCTGCTTCGCCAACAGGGTCGCGGCGTTGACCTTCTGGAGCCTGTCCGTCGGAGTTCCGGGAACCAATTCCACTCGGATGCGGATGTTGTCCGGGTCAATCTCGTCCGAGTCCAGCGTGTACATTTCCTTCTCGCCGCTCTTTCCTACGGTGTAGCCCTTCAGGTCCTCGCCCGAATAGTGGCACCACAGGAGCATCAACTCGTAAGCCTTCTCCCACCATCTCTCACCCTCGCGCTTGAACGGCAGTAGTTGCCCAATGGCAGACTGCATTCGGAGGTTGTATCCAGAGTAGCTTTCCCCAGGATTGGCCTCAACGTTCATCAGGATTGGAGGCACGGAGGCCGAGGCCATCAGTCCTTCAAAATACTGCCACGCCTCCTTCATCGCCGGGTCAAGGGGGTGGTCCTGCATGTCCAACACATCGTTGGGCGACGTAACCTCGTACTCAATTCCCGGTTCGGAGAAGTTGGTCTTGACGCTTGACGGATTGGGGCCAATCTTCTTCCTCTTGGCTCGCCCCATCTCTGCAATCGCCTGCGAGATTACCAGCGTACCGAGGATGTTCGTGGTCTCCCACGTCTGCCCCGCCCACAGGGGATGCAAAAGCCCGTGTCTCTGATACTTGGCATCACTCTCCAGGGCCGTCCCGCCAACCACTGCCGCCCACGGAAGGAATGGGTATTCATTCTCTCTCGGGGGCATAATCACGTAGGCCGGAGAACCGCCAGCTGTCCGGTCCTCGGCGTCCCCCTGCATGACCCATACCGCACGGGAGTCGTGGTCCATGTAGTCGTACAAAACACAATCTTCATACCAATCATCTTCGTCGTCTTCAATGTCGTTTCGCAGGTCCTTTGCGGCATCGCCCCAGAAGTCCACGACTTCCTTCTTGGTCATCACGGCGACTCTGAGAACTTCCTCAAGCATGTAGTCCGAATGGGTGGCGTGGACCTGTTGCGGGTTTGGCAGAACCACCGCAAACGGACCATCTCTAAGGGCGGCGATCTGCCTTCGCGGGTTCCCGCCCATCGACTTGATTGCTTTGATCTGCGTCGGAAGGTGGACTACCTGCCCCACAATCTCGTCGTACAGCAGGGCCGACCCGATAACGTCCTCTCGGGAAGACGCCCGTCTCCTCATGGCAAGGTCCATGTTCCACTGGAGAACGCTCTCGACCTTGTGCGACCACCTTCGGGCTTCGTCGGAGTTGTCCATCGGGTCACAAGTTATAACCTCGTTCATCCCCGACAGGACCCTTCGCCCGGCCTTGAAGGCAAGATATGGGGTGGCGCTAATCAGCCTTCGTACCCAATCCAGACTCGCAAGACTGTCCGGAAGGACGTACTCGAAGTGGATCATTTCGTCCGTCTTCAACTGTTGATCTCGAAGGTCTTTGTCCCTCTCGAACAGGGCATTCGCCAGGCCGAGATAGTAGTCTAGTTTACGGACCATGTGTCGCTCCTAAACTTGCAAACGGGTTCTTTTGCTTCTTCGGCGCAAACCACGGAGACGGAACATCCGTGCTTGCCTCGGTTGGGATCAGGAACAGCCCCGCCGCTGCCAATGCGTAGTAGACGGCATCCAGGGTGTCATCGTGCGTCTTCTGGGTCCCGTCCCACGAAACCCACTCATCTCTGAATGCGGTGAGGAATGGCGTCGCCCCATCGGATACCCACACGCGGGAGAACTCGAAGTGCTTGGCCATCACGCTTTCAAATCGGAAGCCCTTGGACCTTCCCTGGGTTCTGAGGGGGATGACAGGGAGGGTTCCAATGGATGCCAATTGATTGTAGAACTCCTCCCCCTTACCATCCATCTCGACACCGATGTTTACAAGCGTCGGGTACATGTACGCGTACGCGCGAACCTTGGCCTCCGCCTCTCCTCTTGAAAGTCGCTCTCGAATGCCGTCCTGAATGACCAGTCCCCCGCTGGGCATTCCTCTCACTACCGCGAGGCCGAAGTAGTCCCTGCCCTTGTCCCTCAGATGGTCGGATGTGGAGGCGTAGTCAATTCCGAAGTACGTCGGCCATGTCGAGCCAATGCGCTCTGGAGGAAAGTCGTGCAGCCACTCCCGCTTGAGGTTCATTCCCTCGGCAGCCGTCAGGTCAAGCATGTATGCTTTTGCGAAGCCCTTGGCCCCGGACTTCCTGTACGCCTTGGCGATTCTCTCCGGGCCGAACTTCTCCGGCCACGCCGGTTTGGCCCAAACGGAGTAGGCCACAATCCCATCGTCGGCCACTTCGATGTATTCTGCCCCCTCGTCCTTCTTGTCGCAAATCTTCATCACGGGGGTCTTGACCCATCGGTAAACCCCGGTCCCCTTGGCCAAAGCCAGAGCGTCGTTTCTGGTCCACGGGGTCTGGCAGAAGGTGTGCCAAAGCCCAGGGTCCTCGGTGATCGGGTAGAGAGTGTCGGTCAGAATGGCGTTGACCTCAATGTTTCTGGCGTCAGACCGCGTGTTCTTGTCGGTGTTGATGTCGTCAATCGCCAGCAACCCAGTAGGATGGGAGCCCGTCAAGACGGTATCCGTATATCCAACTCCAACCAGAGTTGGGTCCTTGGCCCTCAACTGTTGCCAGTCTGCCTCCCGGTCCTTGTCGATTACCCAGTACCCCTGCGCCCCCCAGCCCTTCGCCTCATCCGGAACGACGTTGCGGAAGAACAGCCTCCAAGATGGGTTTCTGGTAATGATGTCCGCAACATTCCCGGAGTGTTTGGCCGCCTGCTTGTCGTCTCCCTGAACGAACAGGTTGGACTTATGTGGCTCCAGCCCGATCCTGTACGCGGTGAACGTCTCCGTTAGTGTCGTGGTCTTGGTCGAGCCGCGGAACGCCTCGGCCCCAAAGAACATGTCCTGCTCTCGGGCCGCATACAGTGCGGCAACCCACTCCCTACAGTGTCTTGGAAGAGGCCGGTGCCGGACAAGCTCGTAGAACACACGGAAGCCGTCCGGGCTGTCTTCTCGGACCATTGCCTTCGCTTGCTCTACAACTTCGGTCTTCTCCGTAAGTTCTCCCTTGCGGGCCTCGCGGACAAAGCGCCGAATGATCTCCTCTGCCCTATCCAAGAATGTCCTCCAGCCTCACGCGCGGGTAGGCGCGTAACTCCCCGCCAATTCCCGCGTTGGCAATCTTGACGCCCCGCTTTTGGCACTCCTGCATTGCAATACCGTGGGCCTCTTCTAACACCCGGTTCCACCTTCTTGCCTGTTCGGCCTTGTAGGCGTCTGGGGGGAGGTATCCTCTAATGAACCAGTTCTGATTGTCGGCGTCTCTGTAGCCGAGGTCACACCCAACCACGTAGAGTTCGTCGTATCCCATACGTACGGCCAACTGGATGGCCATAAGAGCCGACCCCCCAAAACGACATAGTTGCGGGAGGTGCCACGGCCCGCCCCATTGTTCTGGTTGGGTCGAGTCCATTGGTGACATGTGCTCACAGACGACCTCTCGGTGTAGATTTGGACGATCCGGAACGTCGCATTCTATGTCGTCTCGGATGAAACACTCCTCGCCCCAGTCCAGGTGTTTTACGATGTCCTCTTGCCAGACCCCTTGACTCTGCCTCGTTCTGTCGAACGCACACCAGTATGTCGGGCGCCACCGGGTTTTAGGATAGAGAAGATGTATCCTGTTCAGCCCGAACGTTACTTCGTCCGCGAGTCTATCCATCGGAGTTCTGTTCAGGCTTGGCCCATTGCCAATTACGAAGCAGCGCACACTTCCTCCAGAGAAGCCCGTGGATAGACCTCCAGCGCCCCGCCAACGCCGGCGTTCATAATCACAATGCCGCGGTCGATGCACTCCCTGTTCGCAAGCTCGTGCGCGTACGCCTGCGCTCCGGTTAGATACGCCGCCCACTCGGGGTCGTAGGGGCGGAAGTTGAAGTAGTCCTCAGAGAAGTGGTTGTTCTCCCCCGGACGGTAAATCAGGTCACACCCCAACAGATAGACTTCGTCAAACCCCATCGTGACGGCCAGTTGAATTGTCGTCAGGACGGAACCTCCAAAGACGCACAGTTGCGGCAGGTGCCACGACTTCGGCCACCACTCCCCATGCCCAATTCTCGTCCCGTGCTCCATGCACAGGTCCATCTTTTCAAACCTTGCGGTCGGCTGAATGTCCCAAACCCCCATCCTGGTAAAGTGCCTCGGGGCGATGAAACAATGCTCCCCGAGGTCCCGGTGCAGGAAGAACAACTCCGCCCACTCGTCTATCGGCATCTGCAAGTCCCTGTCTGTGCAGACCCAGTATGTTGGCCGCCACTTGGTTAGCGGGTAGATCAGATGGCATTGGTTGACGCCGAAGGACACCTCGTTGACCAAGAGATTCAGATTCGTCTTTGCCAGCGAAGGCCCATTCCCTAGAACGAAGCAGCGCATACTTCCTCAAGGCTGACCCTCGGGTAGACATCCAAAGACCCGCCGACCGTGGCGTTGAACACCCAGACCCCGTGCTCCTTGCACCACCTGGCAATCAGATCGTGCATCGCACTCCCCAACTCGTTGTTGAACTTCGCTCTGTCTTCAGTGTGTATCTCCAAGTTGGCCTCGTAAGCACGGTCGAAGTGGTTCGTGTCTTCGTCCCCCTCTAGTACGTGCCAGTCCAGATCACAACCAACCAGATACAGTTCGTTGTATCCCATCTTGATTGCTTGCTGCATCATCGGCCCCATGCCGGTTCCGAGTTTGCACAGAACCCCGTCCTCTTTCGGGAAGCACCACTCTTCGGGCCAGTCCTTCCCTGGAGAGGCGCAGAGGTGGTCAACGTGGAACTGCCACGGGTGAACCCACTCCGGCAGTTCCTCCAGCCACGCGACTGGGTGCGACCGCCACTTCCCAAGAAGCTGTTCGCATATGTCAGCCCTGACATAGCACTCCTCCCCGGAGACAATGTGGGAGATTAGGGCCTCGCGGTCATCCTCTCTTTGGGGGAGATCGGACCACATGAAGTACGTCGGCCTCCAGTTGGTCTTCGGATACATAAGGTGAATGCGGTTCATCCCGAAGGACGGTTCTCCCGCAATCATGTTTAGATTGGTCCGGTTCAGGCTCGGACCGTTCCCCACAAGGAACATTCTCATGCGCGTTCAAACACCGCCATGTTGCCGCTCATGGTTACGAGCCGCCAGTCGCTTTCCGTCTTGGCGTTCTCGACGGCTTTCTCCACCGGGCTTCCCTCGTTGCAGTCATGGAACAGGATGAACCTCTTGGTGATGTCCTTTACGTTGTTCCAGTCGTTTATTGGAGCATCGCCCTCGTGGTCTCCGTCGATGAACGAGACAACAGGTTTGATGTCTCCAGCGGGAAACGGGTGCGAGTTCTGGTAGAACACCTTGTACGGAAGCCCGAGCCCAAGCATCAGCTTCTCGATCTCTGGCTTCCAGCCAAGCCCGTTCTCAATGCCGTAGATACTGCCGCCCTGCTTCAGATGCCGCTTGATGAGCCCGGCGAAGGCAAGACTTCCGCCGCGGTTCACGCCGATCTCAAGATAGTCTCCGTCGCCCGCCTCCAAGATGCACGCCTCCAGGGCGAACTTCTCCTCGGGGGCCATGAGCCACCCCTTTGTTCCGTTACGGTAGAGTTCGTTCAGGCCGTCCAGGATCATTTGCGCCTCTCAAACAGGGCCATGTTTCCCGTCCCGATAATGTAGTTCCATGCGGGGTCCTTCTGGCATACTTCCTCGACGGCCCTCTTTACTCCTGGGTGGGTGTGGAAGTCATGTAGCAGGATGAACCTCCCCGTTCTGGCACTAAGGTTTCTCCAGTCTTTCACGACCCACTCGCGCGCGTGGTCTCCATCTATCAGGGCAACGACGGGTCTCAGGTCTCCCGCGGGCCACGGGTCAGAGTTGGCCTCGATAGCCTCGATCTCTACATTGAACTCTGCCGCGTGCTTCACAACCAGGTCGAACCCCGAATGCTTGTTCTGGAAGTTGTCTATCCCGTATATTTTCCCAGACTGTCCCAATCGTCTCTTGAGTAGACCAACGAAGATGGCGCTTCCGCCTTGTTGAATCCCAATTTCCAGGTAGTCCCCATCGCCGGCCTCTAAGACGGCGCACTCTAGGGACATCACGTCGTCGGGCTCCATCGTGAACCCGTAGAACCCCAGCTTGTCCTTGACCTCGTGGAAGATCACCTGTTCGCCTTCCACGCCTTCTTGAGGTTCTTCATTCGGGTCTTCGCAATCTCCTCTTGCCTCTTTCGTTCTGCCGCCTGAACTGCTTGCGCCTTCTGTAGGTTCGCGTCCCTTACTCCTAGATGTCGATTTCTGATCGTAGTCTGAATAGAACGGTATGCAGTGTCTCGTACCAGTCGGCCAGCCGCTTTCCTGGAATCCTGGCGGTGTACGAATCCTCAGTAAATGCAAAGCCCTCGGTGGACTTCATTTCATTCAACACCTCCCAGGCTTTGGAAACCAGCTTTTCGTCCGAGTCGATTTTTTCAGTCATACGGGCTCCTCGCCAGCTCTGGAGAATTCGGGGATGCTGGCGGTAGTCCGCAGCCAATTGACTTCCAATGGGCCCTTCTTCCAGACAACGATCAGCTTGTCCGAATCCGGATCAAGGGCGCAGGAAACAAACAGCCAGCCCTTGCCGGGAGGCTTAAGCTCCCCGCCGTCCTGGCCGACGCAGGTGGCCGTCCATCTGTACATGTCAGTCCTCTCGTAGATAGCCGGGCGCTCCCGCCACGCCGCCACCCGGTCCAGCCCCGCACCTGCCCGTTGGGCATATCGGTGCCCCGCTTATGTAAACTCATTTGCCACTTGACAACGACCAAAAAGACCTTACACTGACAGGCATGAGCGAATACACGTTCCTAGACTTCCTGGTAACTTGTGCCGAGGCCGCCATGTTCATCGTCCTCCTGCTGGCCGTCGTTGGGGGCATTGGCTTCCTAGGCAACTTCGGGAGGCACTAATGGACATCATCCAAGAGTCCCTCGAACACCCAGGACTAATCGTCTCAGTCGGCCTCTTCTGCATCGGCGCATTCATGGGGGCTTGTTTCATGTCGGCCTACCTCACTTGGCTTTGGCAATAGCCAGCAACACCCCAAGAACGGCCAAGTACCCCATAAGCCTGATCCAAAGATACTGCCTTACCGCCCAATCCGCCCAGGCGTCATCCGGAATCCGACGACCTCTTTTGTCGTACCTGGCCCACGGGACACCAGGAGCGGCAAACTGGTACTTGTGGCTGTCGTTCATACTAGCCCGCACTCCCTTGGGGCTGGCTCGGCCCACTCAACAAGGGGTTCAGCATCCCTCTTCAGGCGTGCCGTGGACCCGAACTCCGGTAGTTTGGGCCGCCACATTCCATCCGTGCGGACCATGCTCCCGTATCTTGGATTGTCCCCCGGCTTCAGCTCAACTGTAAACCCCGGCCCGGTACAACTCGGACACAATCCCTCTCTGTATCTGCCCCGCCCAGAATGCAATGTCCTCTTCTATGGCCCGCGCCCCCGCCTGATCTCCCCGAAACTTGTGCCGGAATATCTTCGGCGCATTCCGCATTAGCCAGCAAGCAGCATGGACGCTCTCGTGTGCCACAACCTCCGTCCCCAAACACCCCCTGCTGAAGTGGATATTGGAATACTTGCTTCCCATATCCACCAATGTCGCCCTGCCCCACCGACCCTTTGCCCCATCTCTGGTAACAGCATCCCACATCTGCTCGCGGTTGGCCCAGACATACACGCGAACCTTGCGCCGGGTGCCCGTAGCCGACAGCGAGAACCGGTGAACAGGCTTCGTTTTCTTCATGGCTTACCCCCGCCACCGGCGAATTGCACCGGGGCAGAACTTCTCATGTCGCATACGAATTGGTATCTGTCCTCGTCCTGAAGCCAAGATCGTAGTTCTTTCGAATTTTTGGAATTATTGCACTTCGGGCACGCCGGGACAATGTTCTCCTTGGTGTACCCGCCGCCCGACTTGACCGGAACAACGTGATCCTGGTCAACGGCCGTCAATACAGCATCGCAGTAGGCGCAGCGATTGCCGAAGGCGGCTAGCGTATCCAGCCAGCCCGCGGCGGTCAGCGTGGCCGGAAGCCCGCGCACAGCAGCCTTGCGGCGCTTTGCCTTGGCCCGGCCATTTGCCGCCTGGCGGGCAGCGTAGCCAGGACTGGCGGCAAGCAATGCCCTGTAGCTGGCCCGCACCGTTGCCCGCCTACACTCCAAACATGCCCGCTTGAACTTGGGAATTTCCGACCCGCAGCCACAATATCTGGGCGGACGCACGCGGTTGGCCGTGCGCCACCTTGCTCTTGCCCGCCTGTCATCTGCATTTTTATATGGCATCAGACTATTTTACACCATCATTTTTGAACGAGCAAGGGAACCCCACCAACCACAGACAAACCATCAACCAACGTGCCACCCAGGTACGCCTTTACATAACTCCCCGCCCGCAAGCACGCAGCCAGCCGGCCTGACAGTAGCGCGCCCAGCCCCACATGCAGCCAGCCGCAGGCGTGCGCAATGGGACGGCGCACAGCAGGCAGGCTAACGCATGTTAACGCAGGCATGCGCTACCCACTCTCCTCGTCCCCGTAGGCTCTCACCAGCTCAGGACCTATGTTGATCTGTACTGCTACAGTCGGCATGCTTGCCTTGTCGGCCTCTGGCAGCATCTTTGCAAGCCGGAGGGCGAACTTGCCTGCCTCGACACCCTCTCGTGGCTTATTCATGGCGTTGGCTAGCGCACTTCTAGCGAACTCGCCGGCCAGCTCGCCATATGCGTCGCTTGGCCTGCCGCCGGGCTTGCCCGTATGTTCGGTGTACACCTCCACAAGAGCCGCGCGCGCCTTAGAGGCCGCAAGCTCCTGCCGGCGTG